CCATATTTGCTGCGTAATGGGAAGATTTAATCAGTGTTTCCTTAGATACCACCGATTGGATGGCGTTCAGAACATTGGAAACCGCAGAAGAAATCTGATTCCAGATAGACGATACCACAGAAAAAATGGCATTCATCACACTGGAAATCGTGCCGGAGATGCTGTTCCAGATGGAAGAAACCACATTCCAGATTGCAGACAAGACAGACGAAATGAAACCAGATACAGCATTCCAAACCGTAGTCACCACATCTTGAATTGCCGTTAAGACCGTGGAAATTGTAGTAGAAATGGCATTCCAGATGGTTTCAAAGGTCGTTCGGATACCTTCTAAAATCGGCGTTAAAAATGCCACGATTGCATTCCAAATGGCACTGATCTTCTCCGAGATCCAGTCCATCACTCTGCCCACAATGATTTGGATGGCTTCAAAAATCGTTTGAAACAGATAGCCGAATGCCGTGATCAGCGGTTCTAAGGTGGTGTAAATGGCATTCCAAACGGTCGTAATGACGTTATAAATTGCCTGAAACACCGTAGAAACCACATTGTAAATGGCATTGAAAATCGTGCTGAAAAAGTTGTAGATCGCTGTAAAAATGGTGGTGAAGAAATCCCGAATCGCCGTAAATACAGTTGTTGCCACCGTCTGAATGGCAGTGACAATGGCGGTGAAGGTATTGGAAATGGACGTCCAGGTGTTGACGAAAAAGTCCCGGATTCCGGTAACGATTCCCGTGAAGAAGAAAGCAATACTGTTCCATGTATCCACGAAAAATGTTTTGATGGAAGTCCAGACTTCGTTCCAGCTTGTTCCGAACCACCCCAGCACCACATCCGCAATACCTTTCAGAGTATTCATGATATTGCGGAATGTGTTGACAATGAAATTCCAGATAGACGTAAAGATGCCCTTGATTCCATTCCAGCACTGCTCCCAATCGCCAGTAAACAGACCAATCAGAACGTCCAGCAGCCCCAGAAGAACGCCAGTAAACTCTGAAAAGATGTTGGAGATATTCTGAAAAACGCCTTCAAAAATGGGAGCTAACAGATTGCACAGCCCGTCCCACGCCGCTTTCAGCACATCGGTGAAACTTTCAAAGTCGAATCCCAGAGCGTTTAACCGGTCAGTGATGCCCTGTGTCAATCCGGTAAAGGTGCTTTTAATCTGCTCCCAGATGGCGATGATATTGCTTTTGAATTCGTCATTGGTTTTCCAGAGATGCACAAAGGCAGCCACCAGAGCGGCAACAGCTGCGATAATGGCAAGCAACGGACCAAGTGACACACCCAACGCTCCTGTTACAGCCCCGATCCCACTTTGCACAGCAGAGAACAGGGCAGGCAGTTTGGATACTGCGGAAAAGACTGTTCCCACGCTGGAGATGGTTTTTCCCAGCACCACCAGCATTGGACCCAGAGCAGCAGCCACCAGTGCAATTTTTGCAATGGTTTCTTTGGTCTGCGGATCCAACTGGTTCAACTTGTCCACCAGTTCCTGAATACGGGAAACAATGGAGCGAATGGTGGGCATCAGAATGTCGCTAAAACTGATTGCCAACTCTTCCAGCTGGGACTTCAAGATGGTTACTTGTCCGGCAAGATTGTCTTGCATGACTGCCGCCATTTTTTCAGTTGTGCCATTGTAGCCATCTACTGTATCAGAGCAAGTGTCAATGGCATTGGACAGCTTTTCAAAATCCGCCGGTGAACCGTTGATGATTGCCAGCATACCGGACATGGCCTCTTTGCCAAACAGCGAGGCAGCCGCCTGTGCCTGTTCTGCCTCAGAAAGTCCGCCTAATTTCTGACGAAGTTGCTCCATGAGTTCCCGCAGAGAATACATCTTGCCGGAACTATCCGTCAGAGAAATGCCGTACTGTTCCATGGCAGATGCTACCGTGTCTGTCGGCTTTGCCAGATTGGTGATGGCAGAACGCAGTGCCGTACCAGCTTGTGAGGATTTGATACCGGCGTTTGCCATCAAGCCGATGGCAATGGCAGAATCCTCAGCTGAGTATCCCAGAGAACCCAGTACCGGAGCGGCATACTTGAAAGTTTCACCCATCATGCTGACATTGGTATTGGCATTAGAACTTGCGGCCGCCAGAATATCCGCAAAATGTCCGCTGTCCGAGGCAGACAATCCGAAAGCAGTCAGAGCATCTGTGACAATGTCTGAAGTAGATGCCAAGTCCTCGCCGGAAGCGGCAGCAAGATTCATGATACCTTCGATACCGCTGAGCATATCGTTGGTTTTCCAGCCTGCCATCGCCATGTAGTTCATGGCTTCCGCAGCTTCACTCGCTGAAAATTTTGTCTTACTGCCCATTTCACGGGCTTTTTCCCGGAGGGCATCCATCTCTGAACCGGTCGCACCGGACACAGCTGCCACCTTTGACATGGCGGAATCGAAATCCGCACCAGTTTTCACAGCAATGGTTCCCAGAGCCGTGACACCGGCAGTGACTGGCAGCAGCTTTTGTCCCACGCCAGAGATCTTGTCTCCGGCGGACTGCAGCGTTTCACCCAGAACACCCATCTTTTCCAAGGCGGTGTGAGAATTGTTTGCTTCTGTGGTCAGGCGTTTCAGTTCGTTTTCGGTTTCGATGATCTCACGCTGCAAAGCATCATACTGCTGCTGTGAGATTTCACCATTTGCAAGAGCCGTATTGGCCTGTTCTGCAGCAGTTTTCAGCACTTCTAGCTTTTCTTTGGTGGCAGACACCGCATCGGCGAGGAGCTTATGCTTCTGCGAGAGCAGTTCCGTGTTGGAAGGATCGAGTTTCAACAGTTTCTGGACATCTTTCAACTGTGTCTGCGTGCCCTTGATGTCCTTGTTGACACCTTCCAGTGCCTTGGACAGCTTGGTGGTATCACCGCCGATTTCTACGGTAATGCCTTTGATGCGGTTTGCCATAAATTTCACCTCCGAAATCGAACGAAATGCTTGACAAAATCGTTCGATTGTGATATAATAAAACTAGTAAAAAGAAAAGGGGGCTTGTTTATGTCAATTACTGCAACTGAATTCAAAACAAACCTTGGTAAGTACTTGATGCTCGCTGCAACGGAAGATATTTTCATTTCCAAAAATGGAAAGATCATTGCAAAACTAACCAATCCCAATCAAGATCGTGTTGATATTGCCAAATCGTTATTCGGTTCTGTTCCGTCCGGCTGCACGTTAGAGGAAGCACAAAAAGAGAGGTTGGATCAGATATGAGAGCGTTGTTAGATACTTGTGTGATCATTGATGCGCTTCAAAAAAGAGAACCTTTTTGCGAAAATGCACAGACTATTTTTCTGCTTTCTGCCAATCGTCTTTTTGATGGTTGGATCAGTGCAAAATCTGTCACAGATATCTACTATTTGACGCATCGTCAAACACACAGTGATGCAGAAACTCGAAATATTTTAAGCCGTCTCTTTGTACTGTTTGATATTTTAGACACAGCTGGACTGGACTGCAGACAGGCAATTTCATCGAATGTATCTGATTACGAGGATGCTGTTATGATTGAAACAGCACGTCGCACAGGGATGGATTGTATCGTCACAAGAAATGAAAAAGATTATGCACATGCTGACATTCCAGTATACACGCCAGAGGCATTTATCGCATTGCTTTCATCAGAAGAAGAAACAGATTTCTAAAATCGGTCAAAATCCCTCTGATCTGCCAGCACATCATAATGACACTCGTCATTCTCCCGTTCGGTAAACATATCATTCACCAAACCAATGGTCAAAAAATCCAAATCGCCCATTGACAAACCAAGCTGAACGCACCGCAACAAAAACAGCGGTGTGGTCATCGGTCGGTCAATCGGGCGATGTTTTTTTTAGATTGAACCTGTGTTTCTACGTTCAAACCCCAGAGGTCGATCAGCTGCGGTAAGATCTCATAGATGCTGAACGTGTTAAACTGTTCCAGCCACTCGTCCGGCGATGCCGGAATGGCTGCATCGGCGTGTTTTGCCATGATGTAGGCGATGTTCTCAAACACCTCAAGGCTTTCAATGTCCAGTGCGGAGGATTTCTCTGTATTTTCTCCCACAGACTTTTGCAGTGCTGCAAAGTCCTGATAAATATCTCTGCGGAATTTCAGACGATACAATCTGGGAACTGCTGCACTCGCCTTGAACGGCACATCAATCCCATCAATGGTGATGTTCTTCTGAATTGCCATACTGCACCCTCCTTACGCTTTTACAGTGGTCTTGGAAGCCATTCCGACTGCCGGTGTGTATACGTTCTTGTACCAGCCATCATAAGTAGAAGCATCTGTGGACTCACAGGTCTTTGCCTTTACCAGACCGTTGGGCAGTGCCGAAGCCTTGATGGAGATGGTTTCTGTTTTTACTTCCTTGCTGTCCTCGGTAGTCTGTCCCTCTGTTGCTGGACGGGAGGCGGAACAGCAATAGAGAACATGGCGAATCTTCCGCTTATCTCCGGTGAATTCAAACAGCAATGCAAACTGTGATACCTCATCATCATTTCGTTCCACCAAAACACCGTTGCTGTCCAGGATTTCTCCCAGAATATCTGTAGAGAAATCTGTAGGAATCAGGGCGATTTCCAAATCACCTTCATAGCCAGAATTGTTGGAAATTACGTAGTATACGATGTCATCGGCATAAAAATTTTCGTTTTCGCCATTGGCATCAATGGAAATGGAAACCGCACCTGGCAGACGCACCGGATCCACATAGACCGGTGTCAAATTGGCTCCGCTGGCATCGGTTACCCAGTCATTGATTTTAGCGTAATGTACATTGGTCAAACCGAATTTGACCTTGTTCTTTTTGTTTGCCATAGGACTTAAACCTCCGTTTCATAAAGCACTTCATAGAGCCTTTCTGACTCTATCCAGACTTCTGATTTTGTGTAGTAGATCTCATGACGTTTCAGAACCTCTTCAATCTGATTTTCCAGTTCAGGATTCTTAACGTCTGTATAAAGTTCAATATCCAGTTTCTTAAAACTGAAATACATGGAATTATCCGCTGAAAATGTATTCTCTCCAGGAGATAGAAACAGCAAAAAAGGCGGTGCGGGACTTTCACCCTCGGCAAAATGATGGTAGGCGAAAGGCAGTCCCATCTCTTCCATCATTTCTGCGATCTGTTCGTAGGTCATGACAACGCCTCCTCGATCAAATGCTCCAGCAACTGTACACCGTTTTCTTCCGCAGGAGCAATGTGCGGTTTTCCTGATACCCGACCGCCGCCACGTTTGGCATGGCCTTTCTCCAATAAATGTGCCAGCTGATAACGATTTTTACTGTGTACAGTCATTTCAAGAGAATGGCTGTTTTCCTTGGTCTTCTTCGTTGCCCAGCTTTTTGCATATTTTCCGGTGTCCTTCGGAGCATTGGCGGAAATCTCGTTTTTCACTTGCGTTGCAGACTTCCGGACTGCTTTTTTCATGGCAGTATCCGCAAGGTCTGCATATTCCTGCAAGCCCTGCATAATTTCCTCTGCAAGATTGTCAATACTGGTCATTTTGTCCTGCCTTTCTGGCTTCCGCAGTAAGTTTCAGATAATCCTTGTGCAGATAATCCGGTGTAATACCAGTGATGTCATAAATGTTTCCCTGAAACAGGATGCGATTGCCTGTTACAGACGGCATCCAGTTTCGACTTTGCCGAATGAGAAACTCCAGCTTCTGCGTTTCTTTGGTCACACCAGCTTCCGTATTTTCTACGGAAGATTTCAAGGTTACCCTTGCCCAACAAGAAAACGTTTCGTCCCACACAGCGGTGTGATTGCCGATTTCATCGGTAACAACACGATTTTCCAGAAAGGTAATTCGCTGATTGAGTGTTCCAATTTCCATTACATCACACCCTCTCGCTGTGCAAACAGCATGGCACGAAGCGTTAACGTCAGCTTGGAAAAGTCTGCGGTATTGCGGTTTTCATAGAGATAAGAAACCGTGTAGAGCATTGCTGTCCGTACCACATCTTCGTTTTCTGAAAAGCGTTCCTCGTCCATTCTTCCTACATCCATTACCAGCTGTTTTGCAGTTGAAATAAGGGAGAGAAGCAATGTATCATCATCTTCAAAATCAATCCGCAGATACTGTTTGACTTCCTGTAAAGTTACCACCCACTCCACCCCCTTTCTCTGATTACGCTTTCATGCCAAGTGTCTTTACGGCTTCGGTCAGAATCAGTCTGCCATCGACACGCTGAGATGCGAGGAATCCAACCTGACCATTCATTGCAAATACCTCGTTCAGCCGCTTAAAGGAACGACCCTGCCGGTCGCCGATCCAATAATAACTGAAATCACCAAAAGCAAGGCACTTTGCACCTGCCTTGATCTCCGGCACATAGCTGGAAGTGTAGTACGGACGATTCAGAATGGTATCCGGTACGCCTGCCTGCACGGACGGATTCCAGATATAGTTTCCGGTGCTGTCTTTCAGCTTACGAAGTGCCTTTACTGTGGAATCGTTGAGAACCCACACTGCCTTCTTACGATACGGGCTTCTCAGAGAATAGAACAGTTCCAGAACATCATCGAAAGTGATATTTGCAGTGCTGGTTGTCGCTCCGCTTTCTGCACCGCCCGTTGCAGCAAAGATACCAGTCGGCTTGCCCTTGCCGTCACCAATGAAGAAAGATTCTTCTTCCTTTGCACCGATTCTTCTTGCAAATTCCTTTGCGATGTAAGACGGCAGGTCAAAAGCGGCATCATTCAGCAGTTCCTCAGAGATCTTAATTGCCGTACCGACCTTGTACGCACCAAGGGAAGCCTGTCCAAAGGTATCATCCGACAGCTTATATGCGTCCTCCTCGTCCATCCAAGCAGCTTCGCCCTTAGAAGTAACGATGGGAATCTTTCGATCACCGGAGGAAGTTTTAATAACAGTCGCCAGCTGCCGGAAAATGTTTTCTTCGGTCAGGGCTTCCACCAGTTTTCGTTCGTGAGGTAGCAGTGTGCCGCCTTATCATCTTTCGATGACAGGTTTGCACAAAGCCCCTCCCAAACCGTGCTTACACCTCTCGATGTACACGGCTTTCCATTCATTATTGACATGTCATTTATTTTGTTCCCTGTGAATCTTTTTGAAGCATTTCGGGCAAACAATCAACGTTTTACGTCTCATGTGAAGCATTTTCTTGCCCCATTCCGTAGTGCTTTTCAGATTCTTCATTTTACCTGCATGATAAATACAGCAGGAATCACTATTATCACCACACAGCTCACATACCCCTGCGCTTAACCGCACATATTGTGACAGCTTTTTCGGGTCAAAGGATTTGTATTGCCATGGGTCTTTATCGGACATCAACTTACCGGCTTTGCAGTCAGCTAACGAGACAAGCTTTGCATATTTGATACCGCCTTTAACTTCATGGGGAATAGCCCATTTGCCATCATGACGATATTTTTGGATGATTTTTCTCGTTGTGCTGTTGCTTTTGCTTGCAAGCGTCTTTAGACAGCTATATTCCATAAGATAACGGAAATAATTCAGCTTATCATAATTCGCTGCTAAGCAGTAATAATTGCAAATGCCACGGATTTGTGCATTATACCTGTTCACAATATCCACTTCCGAAAGATGTCTTAATCTTGGAACGCAAACCGCCCAGATTTCTCCGTTTGGTTTTTGTTCTATGATGTCGTTTTTGAACAGGAACTGCATGATCTTATCTTCGAGAGGTACAGTTAATTCTACAGAGTTATTCAGCGTTCTTTGTTTAACACCGTTTGCCTTTTTCTTTATCTTCTGGCTTCGGCGTACCGCAACGTCATAACCAAGGAAACGTACTCGTTCAGCACTGTGTGTGATCTTTGTTTTCTCAGCACTCAACTCTAAATGGTACTGCGTTGATAGAAATTCTCTCAGAATCTCTTTAATTTCTTCACAGTCTTCTCTGCTTCCGCTGATTCCAATTAGAAAATCATCAGCATATCGGCAGTATACAAGCTTTTTATCGTCGGACATTCTTGCGGGCGTTTTCAATTTTTGATTGCACACCGCTTTATATTCCTTGATTGCAAGCTCACGTTCCTCACCTTTTACCCTGTCAATCTTCTTTTGAAGTGTCTGCCTTCTTTTCGCTAAATGAAGATATTCCGGTGTCTGGTGTCGTGTAGACTGCTTATCGAACTTTTCCTTGAGTTTCATGACTTTCCGGTCAAGCTCATGCAGGTATATATTTGCCAGAATAGGGGAAATGATTCCGCCCTGTGGTGTACCGGAGATTGTGGTATGATATTGAAAATCTTCCACATAACCTGCTTTCAGGAAAGCTCTGATAATATTGATAAATCTGCTGTCCTTGATTTTGACTTCTAACGTTTTAATAAGCACTGCGTGGTCTATATTGTCAAAGCAACCCTTGATGTCGCCTTCTATGAACCATTTTACAGAACGAAAATTTGTCTTTATCTGGTCGAGAGCTGTATGACAACTTCTCTCCGGTCTGAAACCATGTGACTGGTCATAAAATAACGGTTCATAGATTGCTTCCAGAAACATTCTAACCGCCTCTTGCAGAAGTTTATCTCGAAATGACGGAATACCCAGTGGGCGCATTTTTCCGTTCTGTTTCTTGATATATTCTCTGCGCACAGGCTTCGGTTTGTACTTTCCTGACCTCAATTCTTCAATCAGTTCATGCACATATTCAGCACTAAAACCGTCAGCAGTGTCGTTGTCACTTCCGGGAGTCATTGCTCCACTGTTTGCATATAATTTCTGGTAAGCTGCAAAATAAATGTCCTCTCTCAGAAGGTAGCGAAAGAGTCTTGTAAAGACTCCGTCGTGATGTTCCGAGGAACTTTTATTGACACGCTCCAAAATCTCCGATGTTGGATTCATGAGGATTCTCCTCCCTTTCATCTTCTTACTTTGGAATTAACAAACTGCTTCCCTTCGCCATGTAGTGGGCGTTATCCACCTCGGACTACTACGGAAGCTCCGTTGCCATATGGAATATTCAGTCTCGAATAGACATAGCCTTTCGGCATTTCCACTTAGGCAATCCCTGTTTAACGATGCTTATAGGCAAGTGATAACTGTCGGATATCATTTCGGTTTATCTCACGTGTTCTCACGCTTGCTTCATGACCTATAGCAGACACCATAACGAATTCAATATTATGGTGGGGTCATGAGAGTGGTTTCAGGATAATTTCCACACCCTCCCACGAAAAAGGAGCTAACCTTTGCTTTGGCAATCCAGCCTTATCCTTATGTTATCTTGTCATTGCAGGTACTACTCGCCTCATATCCTTTTGACGTTTCCTGCGTTTCTGCCGTGCTGTGTTCCCGTGTCCAGTTTCCTGTCATCGGTTAGGCAGATTGACAACCGCTCTGCTGTGCGGTGTAGAGCCTAATCTACTGTAAACATCGCCTTTTACAGGCGCACAAACTCATCTGGAACAAGATAGCCGCCCTCTGCATCTGTGCCAATGTGCAAATCATCGTGGACATCGATCCAGTTGCGATTTCTGATACTGTTCCAGAAAGCCTTCTTATAGGTGTCGCTTGCTGTACCTGTCTTTTCAGTTACATTCGGAGTTGCGGGTTTTCCGAGAACAGGAGTGGAAGTTGCTTTGTTCATTTCAGCTTCGATTTCAGCTTGTCGTTCCAGACGCTGAATTTCCTTGCCAAGGTCGACAATGGTCTGTTCCATTGCATCATAGGTCTTGGAATCTTCCTCACTGAGCACGCCGTTTGCATTTCGCTTGCTATCAAGAAAATCACGGGCAGTGTCCCAAGCCTTCTTTCTCTTTTCTCTGAGTTCTTTAATAGTCATAATCAATTCCTCCAATCAATATTTCAAAAGTGCCAGCCTTTTTTCAAGCTGGTCAATCGGTGTGCCTGTAACGGATTCTGCTGATGCAGATACTTTGGATAAGAATGCAGATAGATTCCTCGATTTGGAATAGGTCATTGCAGTAAGTGTATCTTCTTTTTCTTCTTCATCCGGTTCTTCCTCTTTAGGAACAACAGGCATTTTCTTCTCTGTAAAGAGAATCCCGTCCACAAAACCCATTTCATGAGCCTTTTTTGCATTGAGCCATGTTTCATCGGACATCAGCTTTGCAATCTTGTTTCTGCTGAGGTGGGACTTGGTTTCGTAGGCGTTGATAATGCTCTCTTTGACTTCATCGAGCAAGATGATAGCTTTTTCCATATCAGATTTATTTCCCATAGCACAAGTGCTGGGGTCATGAATCATCATTAGGGCAGTCGGTGCAATTAAAGTTTCATCGCCTGCCATTGCCACAACAGAAGCAGCAGAGGCAGCAATGCCATCAATTTTCACGGTAACCTTGCCTTTGTGATTTTTCAGCATAGAATAAATCTGACTTGCAGCAAACACATCGCCGCCCGGCGAGTTCAGCCAGACTGTCAAGTTTCCGCTGACTTTTGAGAGTTCATCACGGAACAGTACAGGTGTGACCTCATCGCCCCACCAGGTATCTTCAGAGATAGGACCGTTAAACAAAAGCTCTGTTTCCGATGTATCTTCATTTTGGATAAAGTTCCAGAATTTCTTCATTTGGTTTTCTCCTCCTTTTCTGAATTTTGATTTGCAAATGCACCTGCATCTGCGAGTTTTGTAAAGCTGCCATTTACAAGATACAGATTTCCGCCTTCCTCTTCAGAAATCATATTCATATCTTCAAGTTCTCGGATGTCATTCGCCGACATCCAGCCGTTCTGTCTTGCGGTAGCATAGCCCTGCATTCTGGAAGCATAATCGCCACGCAGAAGTCCGTCTACATTGAACTTCACGAAATACTGCCCCTTTTCAGAATCAGAAAGAAGTGCTTTCTGCAAAGACTGCTCCCATCGAACGATCCAGGGGTCAAGGCTGTATTTCACGAAATCAAGGGATAAATGCTCTACGTTACTGAATGTTGCATGGTCAAGGTCGCCAATCATATGAAGCGGTACACGGTACATTCTTGCAATTTCCTCAATCTGAAACTTTCTGGTTTCCAGAAACTGTGCTTCATTATTCGGAATTGAGATCGGTGTAAATTTTACGCCTTCTTCCAAAACGGCAACCTTATGTGAGTTCTTTCCACCGTATGCTCTGTGCCATGCATCTCTTAATTTATCGGGATTTTTAATCACTCCCGGATGCTCCAATACGCCGCTTGGATTTGCATTATTTCCGAAAAACGACGCACCGTATTCTTCACAGGCAATAGAAATGCCAATTGCATTTTTTGCAAGTGCAATCGGCGAATATCCAACCAGGTAGAGTAGGGAAAAGTCGCCTTGCAATATTTCTATTGTAGGTTTACTTATCCCTCTCCCCAAACCGTGCTTACACCTCTCGATGTACACGGCTTTCCATTGT